TAGAGCTCCCATCATACTTCCACCACCTTCACTCATACCACCTGCAGACGGTGTAGCATTTGGCACACCGCCTCCTGCACCACCTGAGGTTTCCATTGTCGCATCTTGCCCCGAAGAACTAGCTGCACTGGGATCATACGCTCCCATTTGACCGGATTCATGCGCTCTTATAGCTTCTTCTGCCCATGCAGGTACTGATGATCTGCCATAACTAGGTCCCCAAGCTCTTCTGTTTTCTGTATCAAGGTGTAATTTTCCCGGTGAATAAACACCTATACCACCTATACCCATTTGTGATGCCATTTTTATCAATTTTAATGTTTCTGGGATTCCGCCATTAAACTTAACATCGACTGCATTCTTTCTCATGTGAGCAGAATTTTTGGCTCCTCCGACTTTTCTATTGTGTGCTGGATCTCTATATCCGCTAGTAATGTTCAATGTTTGCCCGAATGCACTTTGTATCTCTTTTACCTTGTTTGCGATACCGGGATTTATGTTTTTCTTGACACCAGATCCGAATGATAATCCTGCTCCGCTAGTATTATCTGAGCCTGATGTAGAGGATGATTGTCCTGAAGAAACATCAGGTCCTTGCAATCCGCTACCGCCTGTGCTTGATGGTGCTACTGGCGATGCATCAGGTCCTTGTAGTCCTACACCACCTGACGATCCTGCAATTTTATTAAAATCATTCATCCATTTAGATTGATATGACTGTGCTGTCAAACCTCTATTAGCTGCAAGAGCTTCACGAGACATTTTACCTTGTGCATTTCCTGTATACCAAACAAGTGGAACTTTGGAAACGTCACCATTATTTTCTTTCAAAATATCTTCAACATAAGCTTTTGCAACCGCATCTTGAACTTGTGGCGGAGCATCTGCAGCTCTTTTGTACTGTGTTCCTACGCCGTATTTCTTTGTTAATGATTGCCATGTTCCATCAATAAATTGATAGGCACCAGAGGCACTAGATGATTTACTTTGTGCTTGATAATTGCCGCCAGATTCACGTTTCTTAATTGTTTCAAGAATTTGACCAGTAGTTCCAGTTGCAGGCGGGGAAAAACCTTCAGGTCCACCACCACCGAAGCTATCCAACCCACCACTTCCACCTGATGTTGCACTCGATGCACCCACTTTAAATTCTAGTGTATCAGTATTGAATGTTATCTTGTCTGCTTTATAGAATAAATCTTTAGCATTGACTGTTATGCTTTGTGTTATATTTTTACTTGCAGCTTCTTCTGCAGTTGCTTCTTGTGCTTTTAGTTTAGATTCAGACGTAGTGTTATCTTTTATTGCCTGTCTGCTTGCTAAATAATTACCTGAACTTAGTCCTATTGACGGATCGAGAGATGCCACTTGAACACCTTTATTTGTGTTCAACCCCGACTGTGGTCCAGGCTGCATTAATTGTTGTAATTGCTTTATTCTAGCCTTTAACGTATTATATTTTCTACCGGGAAAAGTTCTTTCTGCTAACGCCATGAGTGCAGCATCGCTCATACCAATTGGCGCCATCTTAAACAACTGATCAATTTCTTGATTTGTTAATTCTGTAGTTGCGGTTATTGCTTCTGCTCTTGTCTTATTAGGATTTTTGGTTTTTCCCTCTTGTTCATCAAAATATGCAGATTCTGCAGATATTCTATTCGCTGCAGCTTCATTTGCCATATTAGGTGCAATAATCCCGCCAACATTTTCAATTGTTCTAGCAGTACCCGACTCGAGTTTCTGCCACCAATTCATTTTTTCCCAATTTTCTATATCTTTTTTGGTGTTTAACTTATTGCCACCTACACCTAAAGCTCCTAATCCAGCGTCTATAGCATATCCTGCAGCTGCAACTGCTGCAGTGGACGCCGCTGCAATTGCTATAGGACCTATTCTTGATAATATGCCCGGCAGCATTTTTGTCATTAACGATGACATACCAGACATTAATGCACCTTGAAGTATATCCTGTAATAACCCATCACCGTTTTGTTTTGTTGCATCTTGTGAAGAGCCTATTGAATTAATACCCATAGGCATTGCATTCATATTTGCGTTAGAGCCACCACGATTATAGCCCATTTTGTTTAGGGCTTCCATCATTTCACGCATTTGAATTGCTACATCTTCATTTGCGCCGACTATAGAATTTAAAGCTTGTGATTGAGCCTGAATACCGTCACGTAGGCTATTCAATCCTCTACCCATAGTAGTGTTAACAGCATTCAAGCCGCTTACTACTTGGCGAGTAGATTGATTAATCGCCGAAACAATATCATCACCTTTGATCTGCTGAAACGGGATTGTCTGTGTGTCAACACCAGACCCTCCTGCAGTTGCACCGCCAGGTTTTTTACTATGAATGCCGGCAGAAATGGCGCCACCGAGCATACCCATTCTTCCTAAGGTACCTTGTTCTAACGCATTGAATACTGCGCCGCCAGCACGCTGACCCATAGTCATGTTTGATCCACGGTCGTTGTACATTTGACCGTACATAGCGTACCTAGTTAGTCGGTCACCTAATTTTTCTTTTCCTGGCGGCTTTTCGGGTGGGTTTCCGTTTCCCCCTCTTCTACCGCCGCCTGAACCTTTTGTACGTGCCATTAGTAATTAGCTTTCTGTTTTTCTTGTAGCTCTTCTAAATATTTTCTCAACATTTCTACATATATGTCACGCTCGAAAGGTATCATATTTTCAACATCAGTTAACGAATATTTATGGTGCTGCACTAACGCAAAAACTACCTCATAGTAGTTTTCTAGAGTATTATGCGTTAGCGTAGCGTAAAAAAATCGGTCAGCGAAGTCATTTCAATGTTACGCTCGTTGCCATTTTCATTCTTGTATGTAATCTTATAGTAAAGAGATGGCAAATTGCTAAAGAAACCTCTCAACTTTTCGTAAGTGGTCACATCGAGGTTTTGTACAAATTCTTCTAGTTCGTTTTTCGGATATTTCTTCGGATCAATCATTTCATCATCGACATAGATCTTATCGATACAATTGATAATCAACTGATCAAGAATATTTTCGGGTTTGCTTTCTAGAAACTCTTTGTTTGAGTATAGTGAAGCATCGGGATACTTCATGAGTATGCCTGTATTTTCATTAATAGGGAAGTTTTTCTCTACCTTTTCCGGAAAACGAACTTCTACCTTTTCAAGATCAACATCGAAATCATAAACCTTATTGTCTTCGTTGTCACGATATGAAACTTTGCTAATACTGCTAACAGAGAAAGAACGAATCTTGACAAACAAATACTCAATGTCAAATAAGGTTAACTTTTCAACGTCAACGTCTGCATCTACAATACAATTGTTAACGACTTGCTTTACAGCAGTCAAAATTTCGTTTGCATCTTCACCCGTTTTTGCCATAAGAAGAATTTTCTCTTCTTTAACAAGCATTGGGCGAATCTTAATTTTCTTTTTTGATGAGGGAATAATCACATCAAACATAGGGTGTGTCAATTTAGGTAGTGCCATTGTAATCTCCAAAAGTTAATATTAAAGTTATCGACCCCCACGACCTGCAGGAGGTTGTATAGTTCTTTGACCTGGTGTTTGTGTTACAGGTCTATTTCCAAATCGAATGTTTTGAGCATCGTCAGTTCTATCAAATGTTTGATCAATATTATACCAATCGTACACAGTCATTGTAACGGGTATTCTTGCAATGTTATTAGTGTCACCCCAATTCAATTGCACATCACCAACAAACGTAGGATATGCTTCACGTAAGACGACTGTCAATACATCATTTCCTTGCTCATTGAACACGATCACTTCTACGTCTGAAACATACTCATATTTGTATGCTAATTCCCATGGGTTTTGTCCAGGCAAAACACCATTTTTGGTTTGTGGGTCAATTCCGTTTCTCATATCGTAATTTACAATCATACGAATCCATTGTTGGAAGAACGACCAAATTTCACCGTCACCATCACTCAAGAACGAAAAGTTTACATCATTGTTTATCGAAACATAAGGTTTCTTTTCGACGTTACCGTATCCGTAGCGGCGAATTTCGTTTGTAGAAAGACTAACACCCGGAATGTTTGTTGACTCACACCACAATTCTATGAAGCGTGAGGTGCTCTGCAATCTTGCAGAAGCGTTAGATTGCATCATACCTCTAGGCATCGGAATACGAACGAGAAACTTATTGTTTCTCATAATTCCATTCTTTGATACACTAGAAATAAATGTTTGGACGTTAAAACCTGACTGTGCCATTATCGTATCTTTTGAGTTGATTCTTTGAAAACTTGTTGCTTGCTAGCGCCGACAAATCTTTCTGTCGGCAACATCAATGCCATATCCCACTCACTAGGCGTAACATAGAAATATCGTGATCTAACCTGACTAAATAGATACTTCTTTATGCAAGGTTCGAAATATTTAAAACGTGAAGCACCTTTTAAAATTTGATAGTTGATTCTGAGCTTTGTAGTGTCATCGTAATTTTTGTTGTTTATGGTCAGATACAAAGCGTTCATCAACTTTGCCCTCATCAAGGGAGGCAAGTAGTGAAGGTTTATTCCGAGAAATCCATCAGGATATAATTCTATAGGAAATATGAGCGGAAAGCGATCCCAGTATGGAAGATCCTCTTTAGTCTTAGGATCGTAGTAAAACATAAACATTCTACCGATTGATTGTCTATTCATACGAGTGGTTAGACGATCTTTCTCTTTCATTAACTGCTTGTCGTTAACACGGTTGACTTGTTTAGCCGCATTTCTAAACCAATTTCGGGCGTCAAGGGTATTATTCTGCTGAATACCTTTGTCGGAACCCTTCTGGGCAAGTTGCTGAAAGATGTATGCTACCACTTTATGTTAAGCTCTTTTTCGGTTAAAATGAGAAATTTCCATTTTCTATCTTCGCAAAACTCTTTTGCTGCTTTCCATTTCGCTTGGTTTACACCCCAAGTCATAACCTCACTTATGTACGCTTTATTTATTGTTTTTTTCTTAACCGGTTCTTTAGTTTGCGAGGCAGGTTTTATCTCTATTAGAAGTGTTTCTACCACACCTTGGGGATTTCTCTTTCTAACTATAAAATCAGGAAAATAACGGTGCATTTTCCCATCTACAGGTGATCTGTAGGGAATTATAAGTTCTTCACTTGCCCATTGAAGTACGTCAGGGTGAGAATCTAAATAGTTCATAAATTTTGATTCCCAGCGACTACGATAAATAATGTTAGTCGGATCCCCTTTATACTTGGACGGATTTCTAGGTTTAAAGTATCCTTTATACGACATATAACAATTTATAACGGGACAAAAATGGCCAGAAATATAACATCAGCTACATTAGCATCGGGCGGTTCTACTTCCGTTAGTAGAACCAACACTAATAATAGAAACATTACACAAGCCGACTTGTTTCCTATGCGTACTCAAAATGTTA